GCATCAGTAGACTGGGATGATTTTTATTTAACAACAATAAACGTAAGTGGAGAAACAACTCCTTACGTTTCTAAAGGTTTAAAATTTTTAACATTAGATGATTGGAAAAGATATTATAGAGATGCTGAAAACGCAGATGATGCAGAAGGTTCAGATGCTAGTCATGGTGAACCTAGATATGTTATTAAAAGTCCAGACCATAGAAAGTTTGGATTAGGTCCAATACCTGACAAAGTTTATAACGTACATTTTTATGCGTTTGTAAAACCAACAGCTTTATCAGCTTATGACGATACTATTGTTATGCCTGAACAGTATAGTAATGTTATAACATCAAAAGCTAGATATTATGTACATCAATTTAAAAATAATATACAACAATCTGCTTTTGCAATGGACGACTATAAAAAAGCAATGAAAACTATGAAAAGTAATTTAATAAATCCACAACCTAAATATATGACAGACGACAGGACTTATTTCTAAATGGCAGCAGGACAACCATTTTCAGTATCTTTAAGTGGTGGATTAGATAAATCTACTAACTCTTTATCGTTACTACAAACACCCGGAGTAGCTACTAAGTTAAGAAACTTTGAAGTATCTATTGAAGGTGGTTACAGAAGAATAAATGGATTTACTCTTTTAGGTGGAGCAAGTGCTGCAAGACCTAATAGCTCTAACGATATAGAAGGGTTAGAAGTTTATGCAGACGGAGTAGTTGCTGTAGCAGGTAACGATATATTTTTTAGTTTAGATGGAACTGATTGGTTACAAATAAACAAAGCTAGTGTAGATGCTTCAGGAGATAATTATTCTACATTTACAGGTAGAAGCGAATTAAGTTTAACAAATCTTGACCAGTGTGAGTTTGCTATTTACGAAGGTATTAGTGAATATGGTGAACTAATTATAACAGATAAAAGTGGGAGTAATAAACCATTTTTATTTAAAATGACTGGTACAGGAGCTTTAACTAACAGAACATTTTTTGTAAGCCAAATAACTATAAGTGGTTCTACAACAGCTAAACATTGTACAATACATAATAATCATTTAGTAGTTGCTGGAGACACTAGCACACCTAATACACTTTATTATAGTAGTACTGGTGACATAGATAGTTTTACTGGTTCAGGTGCTGGAAGTATTGTACTTGAAGATAAAATAGTAGGATTAAAAAGTTTTCGTAATGAGTTATTTATATTTTGTCAAAACTCTTTATTTAAATTACAAAACATAAGCAATGCTTCAACAATTCAAGTTGTTCCTGTTACTAAAAACGTAGGATGTATAGATGGTCAAACAATTCAAGAGATTGCTGGTGACTTAATATTCTTAGCACCTGATGGATTTAGAACAGTTGCTGGTACAGCTAGAATTGGTGACGTTGAGTTAGGAACTATAAGTCAAAACATACAGCCTATTATAAATGATATTGTGTTAAATAAATCTCAATATCAATTTAGTAGTGTTGTTATTAGAACAAAATCACAATATAGAATGTTCTATAGTAAACTAACAGACTCAACCTCAACTTCAAAAGGAGTTATAGGGGTATTAAGACCACAAGGATTTGAATGGTCAGAAACACTAGGTATACAAGCCCCTGCAATTTGTTCAGGATTTGACCATAACGGAGAAGAACAATTTTATCACGGAGATAGAGACGGATATATTTATAATCATAACGTAGGTAATACTTTTAATCCTGCAGGTATAGAAACAGGAATAGACGCTGAGTATCAATCACCTGATTATGATTATGGAGATTTAGGAACATTAAAAACTTTAGATTATGTAAAGTTATCTATAACACCAGAGTCGTTAGCTCAACCAACATTAAGAGTTAGATTTGATTATGATAGTTTAGATACACCACAACCGGTAGACATACCTTTAACAGCAGTACCAGAACCTGCTATTTTTGGAAGTGCTTTATTTAATCAACAAACATTTGGAGCTTCTGAACAACCACTAGTTAGACAAGCATTAACAGGTAGTGGACACAGTAACTTTTTTAAAATATTTAGTTCAGATACAAGAGCACCATATACTATAAACGGTATTTACATAAATTACAGACCTGCAGGAAGGCAATAAGGGAGATATAAACAATGGCACAAACATATACTAGACAAAGTTCATTTGCAGATGGTGATACTATTACAGCAGCACTATTTAATAATGAATATAATCAATTAGTAAATGCTTTTAGTTACAGTTCAACTAGTGACTCTACAACTGGACACAGACATGATGGCACAGCTGGACAAGGTGGTAACATCTATAGAATAGGTGACTTAGACTTTTTTAATAAAATTGAAATAGATACTACTAACAATAGAATAGGATTATATGTCCAAGTATCTTCAGGAGCTGTAGAACAAATTAGATTACAAGATGGTGCTTTACTCCCAGTTACCGATAGTGATATTGATTTAGGTACTACTTCTTTACGTTTTAAAGATACTTATACAGATACTATTACAACTACAGGCAATGTAGCAGTTGGAGGAAATTTAACAGTTACAGGTACAACTACTTTTAACGGTGGTACAATTACTATGGGTGATGCAGCTACTGACAATGTTGTGTTTGGTGCTGACGTAGACTCTAATATTATTCCTGATGATGACAATACTTATGACCTTGGTAGCTCTACACAAGAATGGAAAGATTTATACATAGACGGTGTTGCGTATTTAGATGCTATAAACTTTAACGGTACTGCAATAACTGCAACAGCTGCAGAACTTAACATACTCGATGGTGTTACATCAACAGCTGCAGAACTAAACATCCTTGACGGTGTAACTTCTACAGCTGCTGAACTAAATATACTCGATGGTGTAACTTCGACAGCTGCTGAACTAAACATCCTTGACGGAGTAACAGCTACGACTGCTGAACTTAATCTTATGGATGGAGTTACAGCAACTACAGCTGAGTTAAATATTTTAGATGGTGTTACATCTACTGCAGCTGAACTTAACATCCTTGACGGTGTTACTAGCACTACAGCAGAACTTAACATCCTTGACGGTGTTACAGCTAGTGCAACAGATATAAACCTTATAGACGGTATAACAAACGGAACAGTAATAGCAAGTAAAGCAATCATTACAGACGCTAACAAAGACATTACAGGTGGTAGAAATATTACTATCTCTGGGGAACTTGATGCAGGTTCACTTGATGTATCAGGCAATGTAGATGTTGACGGTACACTTGAAACAGATGCACTATCTATAAACGGTACAACAGTTACAAGTACTGCTGCAGAACTAAATATACTTGATGGAGTTACAGCTACAGCAGCAGAAATAAATGCTCTTGATGGTATTACTTCAACAGTTGCAGAACTAAACATATTAGACGGAGTAACATCCACTGCAGCAGAATTAAACTTACTTGATGGTAAAGCTTTCCTTGACGAAGATAACATGGCATCTAATAGTGCTACAGGTATTGCTTCTCAACAATCTATTAAAGCTTATGTAGACTCTACAGTTGCTGCAACTAATGAAGTTGTTGAAGATTCTACTCCACAGTTAGGTGGTGATTTAGATTTAAACTCTAATGATATTACAGGTACTGGTAACATTAATATTACAGGGACTATTCAATCTTCAGGAAATATTACAGGAACACTTGCTACAGCAGCACAACCTAATATTACAAGTGTTGGTCCACTTACAGGTTTAACTGTAAATGGAGATGTAACACTTACAGGTAGCAGTTATAACATCGTTTTTGACCAATCAGATAACGCATTAGAGTTTGCAGATAGTGCAAAAGCAAAATTTGGTGCTAGTGATGATTTACAAATTTTTCATGTTGGTACTGAAAACTTTATAAGAGGTAACTCATCAACCTCACCTTTATATATTGACGTTTGTGAAAATCTTAATATAAGACATTTAGATACAGATGGTAGTAACGCTGAAACAATGATAAAAGCGGTTGGTGATGGAGCGGTAGAGCTTTATCATGATAACTCTAAAAAACTAGCCACAACCTCAACAGGCATAGACGTAACAGGTACAGCAGTAACAGATGGTCTTACAGTAGCTGGTAACGTCTCAATAGACGGTGGAACAATTAAACTTGATGGTAACCATCCAACTGCTACAAATAACGTAGCACTAGGTAATACTGCTTTAGATAGTCTTACATCAGGTACAGCAAATACAGCTATAGGTAGTAAGGCAGGAACAGCAATAACAGAAGGT